TCCTGCTTGTCTTACAAGACCCGTATATTTTTGTCCTGTTGCATTGTAAGTTCCATAAAAACCAATATCTAAACTATCGCCTGCGGTATTATTATTTGCAAGTTTAATTAATGAGTCGGTCGTTATTACTGTGGATGTATTAACTGTGGTAGTTGTACCGTTAATAATTAAGTTTCCTGTAACTGTTGTATCACCAGTAATTGTACCGCCAGATGAACTAAATTTTGTTGCAGCTAAATCATAAGCGGTTTTAACAGAATTTGTTGTAGCGGCTAATGTTGTTGATGTTGAAACTACAGTATCATTTAATTGAACAATGCCAGCAACTGATGTCGATGCAGATGTAATTGAAACGTTTGTTGCTGTTATGATACGACCATTTGCTGCAACATTAAATACAGGAATAATTACACCACTGCCGTAATAACCAGCAGAAACACCCGTTGAAGAAAGCACTAAAGGTATATTTGCATTAGCTGATCCATCAACTGAAATTATACCTGTTGCTTCACCGAATACACCAATGTTTCTTGGTGTTTGCCATTTGCTTGCAGTATCAGCATTACCTGTTAAAGCTGCGGTAATTGTTCCTGCTGAAAAGTTTCCAGAACCATCACGTTTAACAATCGTTGAAATGGTATTATTATTAGTTGCAGCATCAACAATATCTGTATAATATTTACCACCTACTGCAACTGGTGCTACACCTACGCCTGCTCTACCAATATACAACTTACCTGAGGTATTTGAGTACGCTGGTTCTGCAACATTAAGTGTTGTTGGTGTAGCGGTGACTTCAGACCACTTTAATTGAATTACTGTATTTGCCATGTTATTTCCTCAATTTATATTATTTATATTGAATTAAAATGATCCACCATTAATGGAGCTGATTGATGCACTTGCAGTAGGCGGCGCATATGTTATTTCTTTTGTTGTTGTGTTATAATATACTGATTGAGTAATATTACTAATATCATTTCTAATAGGTGCTATATATAGTCTGTCTGTTCCATCAGAATTTAGTGATACACCTGTTGCATTTATTATAGTTGTGTTGGTGTGTTGGTTTGTTTCACCAGCATACGAACCAATTGCCACTGCTTGGGTGCCTTGATTATCATGGCCGGCGTACGAACCAACGGCCACTGAGTAACTGCCTTGTGCGTTTCCAGCGGCTGAGACACCAATGGCCACTGATTGGATGCCTTGTGAGTCAAGACCAGCTTCTCTACCAATTGCCACTGCATAGTCGCCTTGTGACTGTTGACCAGCTGAGACACCAACAGCCACTGCATAGTCGCCTTGTGACTGTTCACCAGCTGAGACACCAACAGCCACTGCATAGTCGCCTTGTGTGTTTTGCCCAGCTTCTCTACCAATGGCCACTGATTGGATGCCTTGTGAGTCAAGACCAGCATTTCTGCCAACTGCCACTGAGTAACTGCCTTGTGAAGTTTCACCAGCTAAGAAACCAACAGACACTGCTGAGTTGCCTTGTAAGTCAAGACCAGCATTTGTGCCAACTGCCACTGCTTGGGAGCCTTGGGCATTTGAGCCAGCATTTGTGCCAACTGCCACTGCCTCTAAACCTTGATTATCATTGCCGGCGTACGAACCAACGGCCACTGCAAATCCGCCTTGTGACTGTTCACCAGCTGAGACACCAACAGCCACTGCATAGTCGCCTTGTGTTTGATAACCAGATGAATCACCAATAGCCACTGCCTCTGGACCTTGTGAGAATTCTCCAGCATCACTGCCAATTGCTACAGCATTATCACCTTGTGCAGTCAACCCAGCATTATAACCAAGTTGAATGTTTGGCGTATCAATTCTAAAGTTTAATCCATCCCAAGTAATTGCACTATTGCCATCAAACACACCATCATTATTAAATTGTATTTGTGTATTGGCACCACCTGGCGTCCCGCTGCCACCACCGCCTGTTGGAGTAGAAGCAACCCATTTTTTAGTACTAGATTTATATGTTAATACTTGGCCATTAGTAGCACCAATAATACTATTATGGTCTGTATCACCTAAGTCATTTAACCAATATGAACCTGAACCACCATCACCACCGCCAATGCCTGATGAAATGGTCTGAGATATTTTTGCTTTGTATTGTTGTAAATCAGTTTCTACTGATTTTTTTATTGTGATTAATGTGTTTTCAATAGCTTTGAAATCAGCATCTTTGCCATCTTTACCGTCTTCACCTTTAGGACCAATATCACCTTTTTCACCTTGTAAACCAATATCACCTTTTTCACCACGTTCTCCACGTTCGCCTTTTTCACCATTAAAACCTTTTGGTCCTATTTCACCTCTATCACCCCTGTCGCCTTTGTTACCTTGTGAACCAGTGGCACCTTTTTCTCCGTGTTCACCTTTGTCACCTTTTGGTCCAAAGTCTCCGGTATCACCTTTTTCACCTTGTATACCTTGAATACCTTGTGGGCCAGTATCACCAGTATCACCTTTTTCACCTTGGATACCTTGAATACCCTGTTCACCAATATCACCTTTTTCACCTTGGATACCTTGTTCACCAGTATTGCCTGTATCACCTTTTTCACCTTGGATACCTTGAATACCCTGTTCACCAATATCACCTTTTTCACCTTGGATACCAATAGATCCAACAGGCCCAGCAATACCCTGAGGACCAATTTTGCCTTCTGGTCCTTCTACATATTCTACTAATACTTCTTGGTTTATACTTGACCTAATTTCGTCAAGCTCATTCTTAATTTTATCAACTTGCTTTTTTGTATAAGCAATTGACGTAGCTATTGATATAGCATTATTAAGAGTTGGATCATTGTTCACCATCTTCATTTTCAATTAGTGTTTCAAAAAATTTAGTCATAGATATAGTCAAGTTTTTTTGATGGTCTTCATTATGTTCTAATATATTTATGTCTTCGTTTTTCTTTTCTTCTACTAATTTATTTTCAATTAATGGAATTGAATTTTTAGTTTCATTATTTAAAACACGGTTTATCATTTTATAACTAGAAGAAACACTTTCTTTTTTCTGGCTTTTTTGTGCCATCTTTTGTGATTCTTTATCAGCCTGAACATCATCAGGATGTGATGGTTGTTGTGGTATATCTGCAGCCATTTGTTGTTGTGCAATATCATTCATAACACCAACTGGTAATCCTAATCCATCTTTTTTCTCTTGTTCTATTTCTTTTTCCATTTCTTGGATTTCATCATCATTTAAACGCAAGACATTTCTTTGAATCCAAGCTTGTGAGAAATACCGACCTGTATATGGGTCAACAGCACCTAACAAACTCAATCGGTTTGTCATTAATTCGGCTTCTTTAAGTTCTGAGAAGTTATTATCTTTTATGAAGTCATAATGGATATCTTCTTTAAATTGTTTCCATTCATCGTCTGTGCAAATGCCTTTAAGTACACATTGCACACGAAGAGCTTGGTCAAACAAATCAGAAAATTTATTACGGAGTCTGTCAACAAACTTAGAAAATTTTAATTCGTCCCGTGTAATTTCTGATGTACGACCTAATGTGAATCCTTGGTTTGTTTCTAAACGAGAAACTGGTACACTCAAGGCTCCATATAATTTCTTTTGGAAGTATTTAACGTCTTCCAATTCACCAAGGTTTTGGCCACCTGGTAATGTAGTAATCTCTGTACCTTTGCCACCTTCTCTGCGTGGTAACCAAAAGTCTTCTAGCATTGACATGTGTTTACGGTCATCACGTACTTCACCTGTGTTGGCATCATAGACAAGTTTGTTTTTATACTTGACCATAATATCACGCAAATATTGTTCGGCTTTTAATTTTGGTAAATTACCTACGTCAATATAAAAAATGCGGCGTTCTGGCGCTCTTGAAATACGGTATATGACCGTTGCATCTTCAATCATACGGAGTTGATTGAGAGGTTTAATTGCTTTATGTAGATAACTCAGAACAACAGCACGGCGTGAATCCATAAGGCCAGATACAACAGAGACAATAGAATCTGTTGTGATGCGAACACCGACTGGGCCATAATTTGAAGAACTACCTGAAACAACCTTGTCATTATAGATGTAATATTCATTTATTACATTCATAATTTCAACACCGGTTCTTTCGTCTTTTTGTTTTTTAATTTCACGCACTTTACGCAATTTACGTGGATCAATATATCTCAGTTCTTTAATACCTTGTTGTGGATTTTCTTTATCAATAATAATGTGATAATACATTCTACCATCAATATAATATCTGCGAAAAATATCTTGAGCCATATTATCATAGTTTAATAATCTTAATACGGTAGTAAATTCTTCTTTAATAGATTTTTTAATTTTTTCTGATACAGTTAAATTATCTAAAACAATATTGGTAATTTTACCATCATCATCTTGTACAATAGCTTCATTAACTATATCATCCAATGCAGATTCAATTTCAGGCTGCATGGCCATTTCTCTATAACGAGAAATTAATTCAATTTCATTTTTGGCGGTGCCATCTAAATCAACATATGTTCCATAATAAGCAGCTGACGTTATGGTTAATGCGCCATCGTCAGAAGTTGGAGGCGAAAAAGATTGTTGAACAGTTGTCTGCTGTTCTTCTTTTTCACGTGATATTGTAAAACCAAAAAGTGAAAATTTATTTGTATTTGCCATAGTTTACTTTAATATTAAAATCAAAAATACATAAAGAGGGCCAAAGCCCTCTGGTATAAAATCAAGAAGTGGTATCTGTTTCCCAGTGTTGGTATGCAAATGTGATTGTGAATTCTTCAATTGCATCATTTGAACCCCAATCTAAATCAATTGGTGCCAAATCAAGTGGGAACATACCTACAAATTTATATCTCTTTAATTCATTGCCAGTTTTACCATATTGGATTACTTCTGCATCAGAAGTATAATTTGATGGTCTCAAAGTGGCTGCAGAACGAATATTGCTAGCATGACTGTTAAGATTATTCATCCAACTTTCAACTGCTTTTCTTACTACAAAATCTTCATCGTTAATGATTGTCAAAGTCCAATCGGCAAATGTTCTATTCCCAGCAAATTTCATTTCACGACCAAAATAATAAACAGGTACTTGACCTAATGAAGAACCTGGAAGTTGAGCCGCTTTAGCCATAAATGTTACCTTTTGACCTGCAGCGGTACCATTATCAACAAACGAAGGAAATACTAACGAGACAGAGAATAGATTAGGACGAGCTCCGTCTCCAATCATATTAGCTCTGAATTCTGCTACATTAAATGACATTGTTTTCTCCTGTTATCGTTTTATTTATTAGACTGCACCAACGATTGTTGTGAAATCAACACCAGTACCGACGGCAACAAAGTTCAATTGAATGTAATTGATAGAGCGTGAAGGTTTGATGTAGATATCTCCAACAAATTGGTTAGAATCAATAACTTGTTGTGTATTGTTTGTAGAATCACAAATTACTTTAAAGTCGGTAACACCACGGCGACCTTGAACGTCACGTAAGAATGGTGTTATTAAAGCAATAAATTGTGCTCTTGTGAATTCATCGTTTAATTCAAACAAAGAAAACTTAGAAGCTTGAGCAATTGCTTTTTCTAATGTAATAAACAATCTACGAACATTAATTCTATCAAAAGCAGAAGGTTTAGATTGTAGTGTTTTATCACCAAACAACACAGTACCTTGGCCAGGGAAAGACACAACTGGATTTACACCAGCTGCATACAATGTGTCACGGTAAGTTTTTGAAGGATTCCATGCCAACTTGATACAGTTTTTAATTGCACCACGGTTGAAACCAGCTGGTGAGAACCATGGGTCTGTAATTGAATCGGTATATACACACAATCCAGCAACGTCAGCATTCAAAGGAATCCAACGATATACATTGTTGTATTTGTCATATTGATATTTCCAGCCAGAGTCAGCAACAACATAAGAACTACTTCTTGATAAAGATGTTAACCAAGCTTGAATGTTTGTTGTTTCTGATCCTGATACATTTACAACATCAACTTGTCTTGGAGAAATAAATGCAATACAATCTTTACGAGTATTTGCAATATTATCAATTACGTATTGTTGAACTGTTACACTAGAATTACCAGTTAAACACAAACTAATTTCATATTGTTCTTTATTAGCTAATAAATCCCATCCTGTTTGTAATTGTGCATCAACAGGAATTGACTCAACAGCATTTGAAAGTGTTGCCAACCAATTGGTTGTTATTTGTGCAAATGTTGTGGATGATGTTAATCCCCAAGTTGCACTAGTTGCTGTATAATTAACAGGGTCTGAAGCATAAACATATTTTGAGTTATTAAAAATAACTTGTTTATAATAATTTGTGGATCCGTTTATTGTGGCATCTGATGCTTTAGAAACAAAAGGATATATTTCCAACACGGTGTTGGATGTTCCTGTAATTTTACCATCACGGTCAATAACAGCAATGTGCATTTCATCATAAGCACCACCAGCACTTGCAATTTGTGATGATGTATTTGGTGCAGCTGTAAAATAAGATTTATATACCCATGTACTAAATGTTTGATTGTTTGCACACACAGCAACATCAATTGAATTACCTAATGTTCCTGGATACCTAGCAATAAAAGATCCGTAAGTATTTGCATTAGTACCAGACAAATAACTATTTAAGAAAATATCTTCATTTGCAACTAATACACCACCTGTTGTTGAATTGGCTGTAGCATTTCTTGCTGCTGTTCCTACAGAACGAACAATACTTAAATTATTACCATATCCTAAAAAGTTTGCAGCTGTAAAAAATGATACAGCAGAATTTGTACTTGGTTCCGAAAAGGTTTTTGTGAGTGTGATTTCACTGTCAATTAATTTAACTACGTTTGCTGGACCCCAATCAAAGGTTCCAACAAATGCACCAGCAGTTGTAAGTACGGAAGGGACTACTGTTGTTAAGTCGATTTCCGATACATTTACACCTGGAGAGATTTGATACGCCATTTTATTCTCCTTGAATTATTATGTGTTCTTTTTGGCAATTAGAATACCATAAAGATATTTATGAAAGGTTGGATTTACAACCTGTCTAGTGTTGTCTTAATAAACTTGGCATAAGTTTCTCCACCATTGGCCAGTTCCCATAAGTCACCATCTATTACTTCAAACTCATGTTCTAATCCGTCATCAATAATAGGTGCAGGTAAAACCTCTTCATCCAACTGATTCATGTTTTCCAGCTGGATTTGTTTTCTAATATCGTGGTTAACAATCTCTTTGAAATACTTTTGAGTTGTTATCCATGAAAACATAACTAAACCCATCACTAAGTCATCATTAGCATCTTCTTCGGCTTTATAAGAGTTCTTGTCAGCCACAAAAGTTGTCAATTCTGAATAGGTATCAAAATCATTAATTAGTAACTTGTCACCTTCAATCAAGGTTTTAAGGTTTGCACAACCTATTTTCTTGACTTGTGGTGACATTTTCAATCCCATTTGAACTCCACGTGCAAAACCGGATGACAAATGTTGAGGTTGTTTGTTACCAGTAAAAACTTTCCATAGATTTTCATATTCAAAATCAGAATGGAGTGAGTCTGCCACTTGTGGATTATTATTTATTTCTATCAAAACATACGCATCATTGTAGTATCTGGCTGTATTGTAGATAACGGTCGGAAACAATATGGGTGATATAGAAGAACTCTTATAAGTTGCCACTTGTTTGTATGGTGTCTGTGAGATATTGATAACTGAAAAGGCTGAACTGTCTAAGTTTCTACCTTCCGATACGTCAACTACAAGAGCATAGAGTTGGTCTTTCTTATTATCTTCATTCTCTTTGATTGGTTGTTCATAGATTTTTAGTAAGTCGTGATTGGCAATTGGATCATTGTAAACCAATTGTTGCAACTTCTTACCTGATATAAGTGTATTGGACGAACCTAAGAACTCGGTTTCAAACTCCTGTGCAAACTGTCTCTCAGATGTATTACGAATGGTTTCTTCTCGCCATTCTTCTGTCCTACCAGGAACATGTGACCAGTGGATTTCAAAGTTAACATAGTTATTCTTTTTATTGAGTGAATCCATCCACAACTTATAAAACAGATTCATTCCGTTTGGTGTAGATACAATAATAATCTTTGTTTTTTTACCTGATGAAATTACAGGGTATACTGAGTTAAAGAATTCGGTAGCAATGTTGGCTGGTACGAAAGCAAACTCATCTAAGAATACAATGTTAAATGCACCACCTCGGATAGCACTTGACGATGTAGACGCAGCAATAATTTTAGAACCGTTCTCTAATTCTACGTTACCTTTGTTCCATGTGATGACACCTTGTTGCAACCACATAGGTAGATTTTCATAGGCCAGTTGGTATTTTGCAAGAATGTCACGAGCCAAAGAACCTTTGTTGGCCAGAACGGCTACGTTTTGTGAGTCTTGGAATAGTGTTGCATGAAGAAGATATGCAACTGTGGTAGTAGTTTTACCCACCTGACGAGGACATTTGGTGATGACGAAACGATTACTTTCAAATAACTTTAACATCTCTTCCTGAAAAGGCCACATATTAAAGTTAATAAGGCCTTCATCAACGTTAACAATCTTTATATAATTTTTAGCAAAATAGATTGGGTCTTTAGAACATTTAATATATTCGTCAATTTGTTCTTGTGTATATTCTACTTCTACACCAGCACGTTTTAGGAGAGGATTATCTCTGTAAGAATCTTTATTGTCCATCACTACCTTTTAATAGTTTTGATAATTCAGCAGTAGAACCAACAAAAATAGCTTTATCAATCTTTGTATCACCAGTATCTTTTTTCTTTCCATCCATGTCACGCATTTGTTTCTGTACTAATAACAATTCTTTATTTGCATCTACCACATTTTTGAGTAGAGTACCATATACCTCAAAAGCTCGTGGATGTTGACCTGCTTTGGCAATCTGTAGAATTTCATCCATTGCGTCTTTTCCCTGGTCAATTAGGTCTTGTAGATTATCTTTTGTCTGTTGATACGCATCAACCAAATCTTCTTTTAAATCAGGTTCACCAGTTGATTTTTCCAGAGTAGGTAACAGAGTTTTTTTTTGTTCCTCGATAGGGGTCACATCAAATATTTGTTCCATATTTTTATTAAAAGTATTCATAATTATGTATTTATTAAATTTGGAAATAAAAAAACTGCCCGCAGGCAGTTTCTTTATGGAGTATCACAATTAAACAGGTACTTCTTCCCACATTATACGACCTGTGAAAGAGAAGGTTGTTGATGCACCTGTGTTGTATAATGCTAATACAGCACCTGGCGGAACAATCAATTGACCGTCAAAGTTTTGTGTTGAAAGCATGTTAGAAACAACTGAAGTGTTACCAATAGTACCATATGCAATTGCTTGGCCACCAGCTTGGAAATCTGCAACTTCAAGTGCGGTCATCACGTTAGTCATACCAGTTAATGCAGTAGCACCTGCAAAACCTTTAACTTGTGAACCAGATGGTGCCAATGTTTTGGAGTTAAAAGGAGTTAAACCAGTAGTAATTGCAGCATTACCTAAAGAAACGTACCAAACTAAAGCACCAAAACTTGTTGGAGTTGTTACTGTGTTGATATATGCTTCAAGAGTGGCTTGTGTCAATACAGCATTAACTGATGAAGAAGCTGGATTCCAAATACCTAACATTGGAGTACCAGTTATAGCAGTTCCGATTGTAGCACTACCGCCGGTGGTAGTACCGTGAGTTGCGTTACCAGCAACGATAGAAGTTGTACCATTTCTGAACATAGCACCACGATAGGCTTGTTCATAAAAACGGCCATGTAGTTCTGATACAATCAAATCACCTAGTTGACCTTGGCGAATCGCTGGTGTAGAACCTGGTGCGTTTGTACCGGCTGGTGCGCCGACTTGTCCTTGAATAATCATTTAAAATCTCCTGTGTAGAAATAAGTATTTAGATATACTTGGTTATTTATATATCCGTTTATGTTAATAAATCTCTGTTATCTGGCCTGTTTATATCTTCTCTCCAAGACTGTAAATCTTCTAAGTTTAGATTTAAACCTTGTACCAAAATATTATTCATAACACGCAATTCGGTTAAAATGTGTGTCTGAATCTCCATAAGTCTTGCCAAATTACCAGTTTCTTGTGCAAAATTTAATTCGGTTGGTATGTTACTTGATTCGTAATAAACGTTTATAACATCTGTTGAGTTATGTGTTGAGGTATTTAGTGCTAATGTTATTACAGATCCTGTTACGGAAGTAAGTCCAAGTCCTGGTGCACCAGCAACATAAAGTGGTGTATTTTGCGTTACATTAATGACAGCATACAATTTAGTAACCACAAAACCTGACAATAACGAAAAATCCAGTGTTCCATTGCCAGAAGTTCCTGGTTTAAATGCTGGATTAAAAGTGTTTAAAATTTTCATTGATGTATCCTAATATCTACTATTTATTAAAAAGCCAAATTGTAAGTCAACATAGTAATCAATGTTGGAGTAATTACACCGTTTTGGTAAATTGCACCTGTTACGTTAACATTACCAGCCGCTACGTTACTTGAAATGTTTATATTATTACTTGTTACAGTATTAGAACTAATTGAACTAGAAACAGTAATATTACCAGATGAAGTATTACCAGAAATACTAATTGAATTTGAAGTAATTAAATTAGAACTAATTGAACTGGATACTCTAATGTTACCAGATGAAGTATTACCAGAAATACTAATTGAATTTGCTGTAACTGCATTTGCCGTTGTTGTATTACCAATTGAAACATTACCAACAACATTAAAATCTTTAGTGTGATTTGTTACACGATTGATAATCAAATTGGCAGTTGCTATACTTTGGCCAATTATCATATCTTGGTTTGTCAATGATGAATAAATTGAATTATCACTTAATGTTAAACCACCAAGATTGGCTGTATTACTTGTAATTGAATATGCGGCCACGTTTGCTATTAATGTTCCAACGTTGGCAGCCGTTGCAGAACCAGTTGCTATGCTATTTGTTGCTGGATCATTTGTTAATCCTTTGAATAATAAGAAATTATTTGAACTGGCTATTCTTGCCAAACCATGGTAAGTTACTGATGTTCCTGTATTGGCTTGGCCATAGAAACCAATATCTAATACATCGGAAAATATATTATTATTTGCTAGTTTAATTAATGAATCTGTTGTTACAACCGATACAGTATTGACAGTTGTTGTTGCTCCAGTAATAATTAAATTGCCAGTGACAGTCAAATCTCCTGTAATTACACCACCAGTATTTGCATTGATTGAGTTGTTGGCTCTAATATAAGATGCAGTTGCTTTATCAAAAGCTGCATTTGCTTGAGTAAAAGCATAATTTGCTTGATTAAAAGACGCATTTGCTTGAGTACTACTGAATGTAATGTTAATTACCGCATTTGACACATCAGAATTTTTGGCCAAAATAACGCCACCTGCAGTGGTACCATCATGCACAGTTAATGTTTTTAATGTTGTATCATAAATTATTTCACCATTAGCTCCAGCTATACTAGATAATGTTGATGTTGGATATCTTCTAAATTGTAGCGTCTTTGCCATTTTTAAAAACCTTTAGATTAAAATATTATACTTTATACTCTGTAATTATAGTATTTGCAGTATAAGAACTCGATGCGTTCGCTGTGGATGGGTTTGGAGTTATATCAATCTCCACAAGCTTCTTAGGTGTAATGTTATAAGAAGTAAATTTATAATTGGCCAAGCTATTCACACCGTATATAGGTTGTGAGGAAATAAAGTTTCCATTTATATTGGTTAAATGTAATATGTTATTTGACCAAACAACAACTTTTCCTGTGGCTGTCGGCATCGTTGGTGAATATCCTTGGTAAACAATTTCACCAATCTGGTAACTACCTAAACCTGTAGACGGATTTATAGTGAATTTTACAATATCTCCATCTGATATTTGATTATATATTGAAGTTATGGAATGAGTAATAACACTTGTTGTGGATGATTTACCAAAAATAAAAACTTTGACAGTAAAATTTAAGGTCCAAATAATCATTCTTGGATCCGATTCCCTATTACCTTCATATCGTATATCATGTGTGGCTGAATTCAATATGATAGGTACTTCTTTAACAATACCCATCTCAGGAATCATGTTAATTTTAATTGTATAATCTGGTGTAAAATATGGAATAATATGTTCCAATACTTGTGTTGCATCTTCTATGTTACGAACATAAAGATAAAGATTAAAATCAAAATTATATGGTACAGGATTAAATTGGCCAATAACACCAGCACTAGTATTTGCAAAATTTTTAATATTCGTATTTTGTTTTCTGGAAGAATCATAATTTAAACCCATCATTTCAAAAGAAAATCTAGGTAAAGTCATTTGAACTTTTTTATCTAAATTTAAATCTTCTTCTAAACGTAAAACATACAATTCTTTTCCTGCATAAGCAATAGGAACAATGAATCTTTCCGCTTCTGTATTGTCAGAATTGTATCTTACCAAAGTAATATTGTCAAACAAGTTGCCAAATCCAACAACTAGTTTTCTAATAATACGATTATATTGTGGTGTAGACATTATATTTTTCCAAACGGATTAGATTCTGTGAAATCAATTATATTGTTTGCTTGGTCATACAAATACATGTTATCATATACTTCATTTCTTGAACTATCTTTTAATGGATTATAAGTTGACAATGTATATCTTGCATTACTTGATGCACCAATAATTGTTTTAGTATCAACAAATTCACCAGCAATATTTGTAACAGATAATGTGTTGGCTACTGAATCCCAATTAGATACAATTGCTACAACATTTGCATTTGCATAGGTATTATCTAATGCTTGATAAACAATTTCTTTCTGAGTATATTCACCGGTGCCAGCACCTACAGTTAAATCAATAGTATATGCAGATTGCGTGGCCACATCATCAATATCTGCCACACCAGTTTCAATAAATTCTTGTGAGTATTTAAATTTCTCCATTTCCAATTCATAAAAGAAAGGAACTTTTCTACCTAACATAAAGAAATCTTTGGTTTGATTAACAAATTTAATCTCAAACAATTCACCAGTACCATTTAAAAACGGTACATAAACTAAATCTCCTTCACGTGGCCTTGTAAGAATATCTTGCGGTACACGTTGAGTAAAAGACCTTTTAGAAATAATAACATTAATATTGTTTTTAATTTCAAGTCCAAATTTAGAAAAAAATTCTTTTTCACCACCATATTCTGTTGCATTAGACAAATAAAATTCAACAGGAAAAGCAGAACTAAATTTCTTAACTGGATCTTCACCATAAAGAATGTCTCTATCTTCTGAATTTTGGATAGGAATATAATACGAATCGTAACCCATAATTTTTATGGACTCTACGATTATATCTTCTACAATTCTTTGTTCAGAATGAGAGTTGTAATTATTAAAATATTGTGAGGTTGCCATATTAATTCATTAAGAATTCTAACGGTCCACCGTAGTTAGTAATCATATCTTCTTCAAGTCTTTTCTTTTCATCCATAGCTTCATCAAAAATTGCATTTCCATTTAACTTGACACCACCTGGTAATTGAATGTCTGCAAATTTTTTAAGATTTGCACCCCATTGAATTTTAATAAGTGTTGTTGCATATTCTTTTAACCAACGGTCATTCCAAATTCTACCATAAACATTTGGGTCTATAACTGCATAACACTCAGCAATCACATGAGTTCCAACTGGCGCTTGTCCTGGTCCCCATGACCAATCGATATACAATCTTTGCATATGTCTTTGAAAACGAATTGGAACTTCACCAGAGAATAACATTTCAAGTGTTCTCAAGTGTTGTTGAGTCATTGTAAAATTAATATAAGATGCAGATGTAAAGTCATACAATTCGTTTAGACGAAGCTGATATCTCAAATCAAACATGTTGACTGAAGCTTGTGAATCTGTTACAGGAAATATGCGTGTTATACCAGTAATATCTAGTGTATTATTGGCTGAATCTTTTGCTTGGGTTAAATCTAGGTACTTATTATTGATATCTGTTTGGTCAATAGCTTTGATGTAATAGATTTTTTGTAGGCCATCAAAATGATAATCTTGATAATATAACAATGCGTCATCTATTCTATCATCTACTTGGTCATCATCCACGTTTATTTCAATAACTGGAAATCCCAACCTACGCAGGCAGTAATCTTTAAATGCTGTCCTTGATGTTGTTGTTGCCATTATATCTCCTTTTATAGGAGTATTTATACTATACTGGAAATAAAAAAC